ATGTGACTTCCTATGAAGCCGCCTGCACCCAATACTAGTGCTGTCTTCTTATTCATACAAGTTTTAAATAAACTTCAACTTATTTAGTGTATCACACACTCACTGTTTTCGCAATGACCGTATCCAAAATATTCACAGTTGGAAACCATCCTAGCTCCATCAAAGGCATGACATCTGCACATAATGTAGTAGGTTCGTTGGGTGTGTCCTCCTTGATAGGAAGATGACCCATACCCATGGCATTGGCAAGATCTATAACAGAAGTCATCTGTCCTGTTCCTACATCTATTGTTCCTGTATAAGTGGTAGGAATCAAAGTTGCAATCGCTCTGACAACATCTAATACATGAACCCAATCTCTCTCATGTCTTGTGATATACTTTGCAGTTCCTTGTTTCAACATTTCATATAACATATCATCTCTACTACCTTCCTCTGCCCAGACATTAAAAAACCTCATACCCACACTGTTAGGTGGAGCCTGTATCTCATTTACTTTCTTTGTTATGGCGTAGGGATTCTGCCACCAACTATATGCACCAGCAGAACTTGCATACAACAACCTAGTATTATACTTTCTGCAATAATCAAATATGGGTTTAGATTTTTCAACGTTGTTCTCCCAGAATTTATCAGGATTGTCTACACTATCTCTGAGTGCAGCATAGGCAGCAAGATGAATTATAATATCATAGTCTGCACACCCAACGTCTACAAAGTTTTCTATATCATCTGGTCTGTCTAGTCCATCAACATCAAAGATGTCACTCAGAAAATCAAAGACATGACTGCCAATAAAACCTTTGTGACCTGTAACTAATACTTTCATTCGCCGCTCTTCATACTGTCCATATATTGTTTGTCATTAATCCCTGCGGTGTTTACCTGAGACAAACCTATAGAACCTTGATACCAACCAGTAGCAATATACTTATCACTCATAGGAGGATTGCCTCTATGTAAGTGAGTGTAACTTCCAGGCCATATTACAACAGTTCCTTTCTTTGGTTTTATTTTAAGTTGTTGATATAAAAACTCTGTCTCTCCACCCTCTTCAACATCATTCAAATATACCATCCACGCCATAGTTCTGGTATGTAAATTCCAATTTATATTTTCTCCATGAAACATATGATAACCTTGAGTCGCTACTGTTTTTTGTAAGAGAACAACAGCACTCACATAATTAAAGTTAGTTAGATATGAAAACTCATTGATATAATAATATAAACAACCATTTACAAACTCCATTAAAGTTTTAGATTCACCAGGCGAAAAAGCATCTAAACAAATTTGTTTATCTTTAACATGTGTATAATTTCTTCCACCCATAACATGTGAAGATTGATTCATATATTGTATCAAATAATCACAGAAGTCTGGATTAACAGCATTAGGGAAGATGCCTATAAAATCTTTTATTTCAAAATTGGGTTCATCCATTTAGTCACCAGTATTGTAAGGGGCATGAAGAGGCTGTGAATCTAACTTTATTAACTAAGAAGCAACCACACTCTTTACATAAGTGACGTTCCTCATCAAATCTATTACACTCTCTACATATATCTATTCTAGCTTTTTTTACCTCTGGGGGAACCATTAGATTCCCATTAGAGACAAAACCTTTTAATATATCGTACGCTGTCTTTGAGAAAAATTTTGCCTTCTCTAGGTTTGATGGTTCTTCAGTCATCCTTAACGTAACAAGGAACTCCAGCAGGGTCTAACCACTTCGTATATTCAAAGTCATCTATAGCAGTTTTGAATTGCATGAAGTTGTCACAAAGATACATGTCCTTGTAACCATTATAATTATTCCACTTTTGAATACGATAGTCTGGTTGGCCATTCTCAAGTGGATCAGGCATCTTTACATACCTGTATGGATCATTCTGTACAAGTACTTCAATCATAATAAAATTGTATATACTTTATTATACTCTCTTTGTATTGATAAGTCAAGCACCATCATCATGGTTCCACATATATTCTATATCTTTTGCCTGGCCAGAATCAATAACTGGTTTCAAAATATCTTTATCTGGAACCAATGCTATCTGACCATCTGGAGTATCTAATAAGAAACTCTCACCAGCCTGAGCTTGGTTAAGAACCTCATTAAAATTTTCCTCCAGATATTTCAGACTTATGAGTTTCATTCTAAAGACCTATGCGATCAGATACTTTTTCTGCTATCTTTGATCTATTATTATTAGGATCTTGTCCTACATCTACGAGTGGAACAAAGTCTTCTCCTTGAGAAGCCTTATTTAATTCTTCAATGTGTCCTTTCTGTTGTCTAGCTCTAAGCATTTCTAATGCTGCTTCTGGTTTAGTAAGATCATATAGATCTTCTGCCATGTTATCTCTAGTGCTTACCTCTTCTGGAGTTTCTTCCTCTACATAACACATCTGACAATTGTTTTCCATCAATAAAACATAACGCCAAGATCTTTTTCCATATCCTTTATTATACATTTCAACAACAGTTTGGCCAGGTGTCATTCCTCCTTGTTGATCTAATCTAAGAGTGAAAGCTCCACTTCCATCTGCCAAATACTTACAATTTTTAATCTTCATTTTCTTCCACCATGCTTCCATTACATATGGATCATTCATACTAACAAAATAGATGTCATCAATATGAGTTGCATCAGTTGGAGCTCCAACAAGTGTTGTATCTTTAAAATGTAGATATAACTTTTCGTATTCCTTAACCATCTGTTCATCAGTTGGTAAAAATGCTCCGTTAATTCCTATAACAAGAACATCCTTGCCAGCAAATAAGTCATGAGTAGATTTTCTGACAAGTTTTTTCTTCTCTACAAAGAAGAGTTCAGCATTAGGTACTAAATTCATCTGTTTCCAAAATTCTATGTGTATTATATATGCAAGACAATCTCAAACTCCTTTAGTATAACAGCAGTGGGATCTTGATCTTTGATGTTACAATATTCCAACCACCTCAGAGTTGTCTTGTCTGGTTCTTTTAGTCCTCTACCATACAGTATACTATTAACTCTATCCTCTAGAGTGCAGAATAAGTTGGCAATGTATTCCGACTTATTTCCAATTAAGGATTGAATTTCTTTTCGTGTAACATTAATTTTGTACATCTGAAATTCAGTGCCATATACTGAATGAAAAAGACCAGCTACTTGTTCTTCAATAGGTCTATCATAAGAATGTAACATACTGGCCACTCTTATAGAATGTGAAAGAAGATCAGACTCTCTGTGAGGTATGTTATCCACACCTAGATTAGTCAGATATTCCACATAATCATTAATAGAAGTAGTCTTTTCTATAGTATCGTCCTAGAACATTACTATTATAATATGCAGGCTCTCCGTTGTCAAGAGCCTCTGTTAGGACATCATTGATAAACAATTGTCTGGTCTCCTCATAGTTGGTTTTCCCCAGAGTTGTATGGAGAGACAGGATCTCTCTTGAAAAATTCTCCTTTCCGTAGGCGGATACGTCGGCTTTGAGTTCGGGGGACGATCCATAATATTTCTTCCAATCTGATTCGCTAGTGACTCTTCTCTTGCCTCCCTTAGGCTTCCGTTTCTGTACGAAATACTTTCTGCCGATGTACTTTTTACCTGTTGTCTTATTAGTAATGAGGTAGACGTAACCGAAGAAATCGCCAATGTCGTCAGAAGTAAAAGGTTTACCCTCATATAGCCAGGGGTTTTCGTAAACTCCTCCTTCAACCATTCCATAATTCTCATATCTTCACACTATGTATTCATTCACCTACTGTGTGAATTACAGGGACAACGTTTCTTAGTATATTATATAAATCTCTACACTCTGCTGTGGACACTGGAAAGAACTCAGCACTAGGATCAAACCCATCGTACCTCGTTGCTTGATTGATTACTATTGATCCACCCTCACCTGACACTGACCTATGAAATGTATTTCGTGGTATAACTAAGGCACCACTGTGTCTATTGAGGTGTACTATATGATATTGATTCTTCCAGTCTCTATTGACTAACTCAAACGTTCTCTCTCCTTGTACCACTCTATTACAATCGTCTTGAAAGCTATGGATGTAGAACTGTTTACCTCCTACACAATCAGGTGGAGGTGAGATAGCAGGGCCTGTGTGTACTACTAAGTCTGCTGCGTTTGATTCTTCTACTGATATATCATAAAAGATAACATCATCTGTCTCACGAAATACACGGTGTCTGTTAAAGTTAATGTCACTCATGTTAATTTATTCCAAGTGTCTTTCCAATCTAAGACTTCTATTACCATACCTAGTTTGTTATCTGTAATGGCATCTGCTAGTGGTCTATCATTACCATGTGGATCTAATCTGTCACCAAAAAATACTACATCACCATCAGGAAAATCTCTGATGATCTGACTCTTATCACATCCTTTACTTGATATGTCCACACCTGTTACACCACCCACAAAGGCATGTAAATCAGGAAACTTCTTATTGAATCTCTCTGCTATCCCTTTCCTCTCTTCTTTTATAGAATCCCAATCACTATAAACTAATCTCTCTGTTTGATTGGCACCTCTACCAACAACACTAAAGTTGACACATCCTGGCCTTTCCTCTATATGTGTTCCTGTTCTTACAGGGAAATGACTCTCATGTAATTCTTCTAGAAGGTGTTCTTTTGCATCTAGTGGCAGTGTCCAAGGATTAGTATATACTGACAAGTCACCCTCATACACATCATTACCAGCACAATTATACACCCTCTTACAATTACAGTAAAGAAGATGCGTAATTTGTTCTATAGTTTTATCTCTATCACTTCCTGTGACAAGGTAGACTTCGTTTGCCAAGGCAAAACTGTTGAAGAATATTAGAAAATCAGGGTCGATCTTTTGTCTACTGGGAGTCAGTGTCCCATCAACATCAAAAATATATTTCATTTTATAATTATAGAGTTAGTTCGTCTAGTTGTCAAGCATCGAAGAAAAATACTTGATTGTATCTGAATTTATCAAAGTATGTATCGTTTGAAATATCCATACCGTGAGGGAATTTTAATCCATCAAAGAAAACTAATTTATTAAATTTGGGTTCTAGTGTTTTTAGAACTTGATACTTGCCTTTCTGTATCCAAGGATCTTTATGTTCATGAGATAGTTCATCCACATGATCTGGTGCGTACAGATTTGTTCCACACTCATCATTAAAATAAACTATTGCATTGTAACCATCATCTCTATGTGGCCACCAATTACAATTTTTATAATCATTGAAATCATGTTTATAAAATTTAGTGGCATTAGTGACGATCTCAGGTTTCTGATATGTTTGATTACATAACTTCTTCAAAAATTCATAAACCTTTTTGAGATTATGTGAGCCCCAATCCTCCATCGTTCTTCTATCTTCAAAATGAATACCATTAGATGTTGGTTCTTGATTAATTTTCCACAAGGGTATCTCTCTATTAAAGAGAAAATCAAATACTTGATCTGGATTCCTGTAGAAATCTTCCACAACAAATATGGTTGTGTCTAAAAGATATTCTTTTTTTACTTCAATTTTAGGATTAATCTCAAACACTTATCTAGAGTCTACTCTCCGCCGCCGTTTCCTCCACCATTTCCACCGTTGCCGTTACCACCATGACCGTTCCCATTGCCACCATGACCGTTCCCATTGCCATTAGAACCGCCTTTTTTACCATTAGATTCATCGTTTTCATTCTCAGGTTTTAGATACCCACCATAACCTACTTTATATCCTTTGGGAATAGGTTTACATTTTTTGTCATCATTACAGTAATATTCTCCCTCGCCACATTTTTTCTTTTCCTCATCCATAGGTAAGAAATTTACATACTTGTTATGTTCTTTCTCTCTCATGATCTTGGCTGCAATTGCACCAGCATCTCTTTCTTTTTTCTGTCCTTTTTCTAAGACTTTTGTTTTTCTCTTGAGAGACTTGATCATCTTAGACACTTTTTTATCTTTACCCTCACTAATAACCTCACCATGCTCAGGTTCGTAAGAACAGTTCCATGCTCTGAGAGACTTATTGATTCTAGAATCGGGATCTCTTGCAGTCTTAGCAGAGGTAAGTTTTGATTTCATACCTTTCATTCTTGCACAGAAAGATTTTCTTCTCTTGTTACCTTTCTTTTTGCTAGGTGCTTTAAGATCTGAGCCAGGATTTGCCCTCTCGTAGGACTTTCTTCCCTTCTCATTTAAACCACCAGACTGATTCTTACCTTCTTTTCTTTGCCATGCTTCTTCATTCATTTTCTTCTTGACTTTTAGATTCTCTAATCTATCAAGAGCAGCTGCCAACTTTGCCTTCTTTACTTGGTTAGTTGATTTTGACGAATAAGATTCAGCAGTTGTAGTAGTCTTATCTTCATCACCCTCATATGTTCTTAAATTTTTCTTGAGTTGTTGTCTTTTTTTGTAGTCTGTTATCTTATCAAATTTTATTCTACCAGCCTTGTTACCAACGTAAATATCCTCTTGTTCCTTGGTCATCTTACCAAACTCTTCACCTACTAATTTCTTAGTGGTGTCTATCTCCATCTGTTTTCCTTTGTCTTGATTCTTAGGATCAGTGGAAGAACGTAATTTTTTTGCAATCCTAGTTCTCTTAGCAATTTCAGACTCACCAGCTGAAGAATCGTACATAGATCTTTCAGCCTCTCTTCTAATTTCAGAGTCTTTTTTTCTTGCAAGTTTCTCTTTAGTTGTTTTTGGTTCAGTTAAGGCAGTTTTTCTACCCTCTACGTCTTCGTTCACCTTCTTCTTAGGTTTATCAGTACTAACATATGTAGGCTTGGCAGCACCTGACTTTGATTGTTGGCCTGGATCTGCTTTCTTTTTTCTTCTTGATGCTGAAAGTCTTTCTGCCTTAGTCATACTTGCTCTCTTAGAAGATGATACACACTTGGGAGTACCCTCACCTGGCTCATCACTAGCACATGTGCCACCTGTGACAACATTTACCCAACCACCTTTACCATCTTTAGACTTAGATCCTTTGAACCACTTGTGTAGATTACCCTCAGTTTGTACTTTCTTTTTTGATTTACCCTGTGGGTTATTGACATTTCCTTTCGCAGCATTGTGACGAGCCAGACTATTAGCTCTTCTTCTTTGTCTTGGATCTGTTAAATCTAATCCCTTTTCTTTTGCAATCTTGTTCATAAAGTAGTTACCATCATCCTCTTTGAGACCTTCGGGTGTCTTCGGAATCATGACAGGTTCCATCATCTTTCTCTTGGCCCAGTCATCTGGAACCATGAGATGTTTGGTCTTAAATGCCATGTGTAATGTTGTAGTATCAATATCATTCTCTTTCGCAATCTTCTGCATCAACTTATCTACCTCATCATAGGCAGGGTATTCCATCTTGACTAGACCATCTTCCAGTTCCTTAACATAATCCTCTTTCATTACCTTCTTCTTTCTTCTATTCATTTCTCTCTGAATTCTTTTCAACATGAAAGAATTGGCTGGACTCTTATCCATACCACTGAATTTACTATGAGCCGCTTTGAGTTTTTCATCACTCTGCTTTGCCATTTTGGCATCTTCATTTACAGATTCTTTAGACATTTTCTTCTCAGGTAATCCTTTGTGTTTTGTCTTTGCGAATTTCTTTACGTCCTTTTTCTTCATGCTGGCAGCAGCTCTTTGAACCTCAGGCGTCGCTTCCGTTTCGAGAGTGCCTTTCTGATACGCTCTAACAATTCCCATGAATCGTTGTTGTTTTTTTGAGACTGCTGGCATGTCATGTACCTAATCCTTTTCCAGATTTCATGTTTTTTTTACTACCATATCTTGCTCTTGTCTCTACATATCCTTTTGTATTATCACCATATCCCATATCCTTAGCATCTTTCTTCAGTTGTTGGTTCGCCTTATGTTGTTTGAGATGCTTACCTTCACCGTCAGTCTTCTGACCTTTAACTTTCTTTGGTTGATTACTACCACTTCTCATGATAGCACCCTTACCATACTTATCTGTAATAGACCTCTTGACTGCATCTAGTACAGAGTCCTTAGAGTTTGATGTTGGTTTTTTAGTTCCACCTTTATCATAACCCATCTCTTTCTTGAGACGAGTGGCCTCTTGAAACTGTTGGAAGTTCTTCATTATCCTTCAATTAATCCAAGTTCGCCTCTCCAATCAGAGAAGTCTTCTTTCTTACTGTTACCATAATTTGCAGCACCCTTCTTACGACACTGTACTAATCTACCTGATGCGTATGCAGATGGCCAAACACTTGCACTTGCTTTTACTTTTTTGTAACAAGCATCTTTCTTACCACTACCCTTTCCTTTCTTATCAGATTCTAAAAGTGCAGACTCAACTCCATCTCTAGATTTCCAAAGATTCTTTTCATCAATAAATGTATCGATTAGTTCTTCGTCAGACCATCTTTCAATATCATATCCTTCTTTCACTAAATTATCCAACCACTCATCAAATTTGGATCTGTAATCGTTCATCTCATTTAGTTTCATCTCTTCCCACTCTGATCTAAACTTACCTTCCTTTGTAATTTTCTTAGCCGCACGAGCAATACCTTCTTCACGTTTGTCTAATTTCTTATCCTCTTTTTCATCTTCCTCATCAGGTTCATACTTTCTTTTTTCACTATCACCTTGATCGAATCTCCTATCTGCAAGATCTTTTGATGCCTTTCCTATGTAAGAACCCATTGTTGTTTTCTTAAGTTCATCAAGATAAGTATTAACATAGTTGTAATCACTCTCTTCTTTCTTCATCTTCTTCTTTGTCTTTTCTAATACTCTATCTGCAGCTTCACTTCTCTCCTTATTAGGCCCGTCATATGCCATTGCACCCTTCTGCATACGAGGTGCTTTCATCTCATCAACCATCTCACCTTCTGGTTCATAGGAATTATTCATATTACTTTTATTATGATTGATAATAGTCTTTTTATCGGCAGTTGTATATTTGTTTGCACCTGTATCTTTAGGGCCACCAGCAGTGTATTGTCTCTTTGCGGCCGCTTTTACCTCTGGTGGTGTTTGACTTGCTTGAGCATTCTTTGCTGCGTTTGCTTTATTGATTGCATCGTTCCTCGCTACATTAGGATGTAGTTCCTCATAAATTGCAGAGTATGCTTTAGTTAAATCTTTGTCCATTTTCAAAGGATACAGTATGGCTATCATAACGTATTTATTATATCAATAAATAGAAGACAGGGACTCTAT